GGCTATTGGAGATTGGGGAAACGTTTATTTATCAGTATTTGCTCGCCTAAAAACGGGTGCAGCTGGTGAAACAGACGTGGGATACTCTCCTATATGCATTTTGAAGATTTTGAATTAGCTGCTCCAATATTACCTCAAAGTAATGCTTCACGAAAGAAATATTCATCTAAAACTGTTGCTCGGGGAGAGCATCATGTTTTGTCCGGTGGTGTTATATCTAAAGGATTAGGCTTAGCAGCAGTTGTGGCAGACACAGTCAGTGTCATACCACAATTAACACCGCTTGCTAAACCTGCTTCTTGGGTTTTCAGAGGACTAGAGTGCCTCGCATCACACTTCGGGTGGAGTAAAGCAAATATTGAGCAGTTGGTTCAGCCTGTATTGAGATCTCAAAATCGTTGTGCAGCAATTAGTGATGGAGTTGATTCTAGTATACCTTTAGCCCTTATTAATTCTAATAGGACTACTGTGTCTGCATGCAATTCCATAACTGATGAAGATGAGATGAGTATAGACTTTTTGAAGAAGGTTTCGACGGTTATTGCCACGAAAACTTGGAACACAACTGATGCTAATGGTACTACGCTGTTGACACAAGAAATAGATCCGTTTCAATTTAAAGAAACATCTACAAAAGTTGTCAGCACGCATACTATGACATATGCTGTGGGTCCACCAGTTTATTACTTGTCTAACGTTATGACTAGTTATAGGGGTTCTATAAAACTAACTATTAAGTTTGCAAAAACTGAATTTCATTCCGGTCGTTTACAAGTTGTGTATACGCCAGTTCCAACGTCGTATATAACTACTGCTCCAACTATCACCAATTCAACTTTATCATTGAGGGAGATTATTGACTTGAGAAATGGTAATGAGTTTACATTACACATTCCGTATCTACAAGGAAGTAATTATCAACCATCGGGAACACCTATGGGAGTTGTTTACATAACTGTACTCAACGAACTTAGGTGCCCTGAAACTGTTGCGCAATCCGTTGATTATCTTATTTATGCTTCTGGTGGTGATGACTTTGAATTTCAAGGGTTGTGCAACGACGGATTATCTGACTTTACTGGTACTTTTCAGAATGTCGTTAGAGTGTTTTCACCTCAAATGGACATAAAACAAGTATTAGATAAGCCAATAGGTAATTCTGTTGTACAAACCAAAGGGTTTGAATTTGCACAACAGTCATTTGGAGAATCATTAGCTAGCATCAAACAGCTACTTCAACGAATGTCTGCAGTGTATTTTATCAGCACTTCCGTAGGAACATCATCCAGTAATGTGGGGTTTTACCCGTTCACAACAGGAGTTTTATCTCTGAATGCAAGCACTGGGGCAATTGCATCTCCAAATATAGGAGGGGACATGTTGAGCTTTTTGGCTAACATGTATCGCTTCTATCATGGAGGTATGATAGTACAGTACTTGGGTGGAAATACAGGAGACGTTTCTGCGGC